AATGATACTATTGGATTCTTTAGATATAAAACATTTGTTAGAAAAATAGATGAGTTTCCATTAGAAAGTTTACAAAAGACATTACTTAAAAGAACTAAAAGAGAAGCATTAAAATTAGAATTACCTGGATTTCAAGCTGATGAATATGGTTTATTAACTCCTCCATCAACTCAAGATATCTTTGATGAGATGGTAGAACATTGGACTGTTAATCCAGCTATTAAAAAACTAGAAGCAGCTCAAGGATTTAATGAAGCTTATGCATTTTGGAAAGAAGCAGAGGAATTATCTATGAGTTATTCACCTACTGGAAGTGATACATGGTGGTTAACATCTGACGACCCAAGAGCTAAAAGTTTAAGAATATGGATGTATAATAAAGCAAATGGAATTATTGAGAACAATCCAGAGTTTTGGCCTGTATGGACAGGTGTTATGTTAAAGTTATATAGAGATGACAACGAATATTTGGAATATTTACCAGAAGGATAATTAATGGCGAAAAAAAGTATATGGTATAGACTTGGTCAAGCACTTGCTGTTAGCAATATACCTGGAGTAGAAGCAGTAATTGCAGACCCAACTGCTCAACTTGGATACAATGTTGGATTAAGATTATCAGAGTTCTTTAATAATTTACCTAAAGATTTATTAGCAGAATTACAATTTCAATATCCTACTACTCCTGAAGCACAGTTAGGAATGATGGCAGGTGAAGAACTTGCAGACAATATAGGAGAGTTTAGAGAAGGATTTACCTCATTAGATGTAGAAGAAGAAACACAAGCTACTGAAGTTACAGAAGATACAGCTCCTGTAGATTTTTCAGGAGATGAAGCAACTCAAGTACCAGAAGAAGTTATTGCTCAATCTGCAGAAGAACAATTAATTATAGATACTGAACTATACGATAAACATGCAACAATTATGATGCCAGGTGTTCCACCTGAACAAGTAATGGCTTATGTTGCAGCAAATGAAGCTACTTTAACTGCACCTGAAATAGCAATGCTTACTGCTCATGCAGAAGGAGTAGTAAATAGACCACAAAGATATGGAGATAAAGTTTATTTAACTCCATTTAGTGGACACTTTCAAGGTGTTGGACTAGATAATATTATTGATAGTTATGCATCTGGTCCAGAAATAGAAGCATATCAAAACTTTTTAGAAAATAATAATATAGTTCCACAGAATTATTTTGCTGAAAGTAAAGGAGAATATAGCGAAAAACTAAGAACAAGTATCAAAATGGTTATGACTTGGTTAGATAGAAATAGATATGCAGTTGAAGGTACAGAATTATATCAAGAAATAATGACTCAAACAGAACATGCTCCTGTTTATTTCACAAAGCTACAAGAAGATAATCAAGAATTTAGTTATTATAGAAACTTATTTAACTACGGCCTTAAAGAAATGGCCAAAGATAGAGTTGCTTTAGATGAAGCTGCAGAAGCAGAAGCAGCTAGAAAATTAGCTGAAGAATTTATTCCACCTTCTGATGCTGTATTAGATGATATGGTTGAAGCTTGGTTTGAAGCTAAATTGAATAGAAAACCAACAGCTGCAGAATTAGATACTTGGTCAACTAGATTTGCTAATAGTTATTCAATAGCTTTTGCACAACAAAGAGCAAAGAATAAAGAATTAGAAAGTTTTAACTTTATGACTGCTCAACCACAATATGCAGGATTAAATGAACAAGAAGTTGCAGAATTACAAGAACAATATCCTGGTAAAGGTTTTGTTGATTTATCAATGTTTAGTACATCTACACCTGAAGAGATTATGTCAGAACAAATTGAAGGTCAATATGGTGATATGATAGAAGATGTAGAAGATGCAGAGCAAGTTAGAAAGATGCAACAAGATATGTTGACATACATGTTTGGAGGATAATGACTGAAGAAATAGATGACCCATTAATTCAAATGATAAAAAAACTCAAAGAAGAAGGTGATACACCAGTATTTTCTATAGATGAGACTGGTAAGGTTACAGATAGTACACCTAAAGAAAAATCTACTGCTACTACACGTATAAGAAATACAGATGTTGTTTGGGCTACTCCACAATCTATGGCACAAAAAGGATTACATCCAATTAAAGGTTCTACTATATTAGAAAAATTTACTGATGTTGATACAACTTTTGAACCAAGAGTATTAAATGATAGTGGAAGATATACTAAATCAAAAACAAGTATAGATATTGTTCCAGACCAAATATATTGGTTTCATCATGGCAATAGATATGTCCATAGTATGAAAGATATTAACATGCAAGATAACTTTATTAAAGCTGCATTGTCAGGTGGTTCTGGTGAAAATATTAGTTCTAGAGGTGATGCAAGAGCAGATGAAGGTGTATTTAAAGGTCAAGATTTAAATACACAGCAAGCTATAGATATTACTGCAAGTAATGTGGATGAAGTTACTGGAGTTAAAGGTGCTGGTAGTAAAGCTTTAAAGATAGTATCTAAACTAGGATGGGCAGATGATTTAGCAATTAAAGCAATAACTACTCAGATACCAAGATTATTTGCTGGAACTATGTTAGCAGGTGCATCAACTGTTGCAGGTTCTGGTATTGCAACGTTATTATCTGTATGGAGTCTAGGTAATTTAGCTATAGCAGCAGTTAGAGGTGCAGGAACATTTGCAAAAGAATATGGTGGAGATACTCTTGCAGCTTTAGATGCAATAGCAGCTGGAGAAATACCAGAAAAAAGTTTTTTTGAAGCTGCAAAGGAATCATTTTTTGAAGGAGCAGGAGAATTTGGTGAACAAATGCAATATGACCCTTTTGTTATGACTATTGATAAAGGTTTCCAAATGGCATCAGGTGGTAGAATGCAAGGACAAGAAGATGTATTTTTAAAACCAGCAGGATGGGCATGGAATGCTATTAAAAATAATATGGTAAATACAACACCAGGATATCACTCTAACTATCTTCCAGGAGGTAAATAATGACTAACGGTTTAACTATAGAAGGCCAACCAGTAGAAGAATATTTACCACAATCCTTTACTGGCAATATAGCAAGTAACTGGAAAGGTACAGAAATACTATATGTACAAGGTGAAGGTTACAAAATTATTATTGATATGGGAACATATACTTATGTTTTAGATTTACCTAATGATTATACATTAGAAGATATATCTAACTTTTCTTCTGAAACAGCAAAAACTGAAGAAGCAAAAGCTAAAGAAGCAGGAGTACAAATAGTATCTTTAGATTCTTTTAATAGTGGATTTCTTAATAATGATACTTTAATTAACGTACCTGCAGGAATACTTTCTTTAGAAGGTGACATATATGAAATAGCCTCTAACTTTTTAGAAGCAGTTGAAACAAATCGTAGTAGAGTTACATCTACTTTATTGAATGATGAAGAATATGTAAGTTTATTAAATGCTGAATATATTGCAAGTAATGGAGACATGAATGTAGCTATAGCTAACTTAGCTAAAACAGATGCTTACGGTTCAATACTCTATAGGTTAGGTGTTACTCAAGCACAGATTGATGGTGAAAGAAAAGAGTTTACAGACCGTTTAGGATTTGAAAAAGATAAAGAAGCTTATATAGATTTATTTAATATTACTGCAGCTGGTACATGGGGAGGAGAATTACCATCACATGTAACAGAATATTTAGCTGAAATGACAGCTAAAGGAATTTATACACAGTCAGAAGCTTTGGCACAAATTGGTAAAATATTTGACCCTGCTTCTAAAACTGTATTAGATGCTGGTGTTCTAGGTGTTTTAGAAGGTGAAACAATAAAACAAACTTCAAAGGGAGAAGATACAATTACTGATTTATTAAATAAATATTTACCAGCACATTTACAAGGTGAATTTGATATAGCTGTAGAAGCTGGTAAGTTACGTAATATTGCTGATTATTCAACAACATTAGAAAATAAATTAAAAGAAATGAGATATAACTTTTATCCTATGTATGATAAAGAAATTGCTTGGCAATCAATAGTATCCGCAAAAAAAGAATCAGCTATGGGTACATTAGGTGTTACATTAAAAGATGATGACCCGTTATTAATGGATTTAATAACATTAAATGATTATGGTAAAGAACAAGAACTATTAAGAAAAACTGGTTTAGAACGTGGATATACAAAAACAAAGAATGATTTAACTAAAGCTATGATGGCAACATTTGGTAGCGGTATAATCAGAGACCAACAATACGCTGAGGTAAGATAATGGTAACACTATATAGAAAAGATGATTTAGAGGGATTTGAAGTTTTTGATATTAAAGATGAACAAGGAAATGTAATAGAAACAGCTAGAGAATATGCAAATAGACTTATATCTACTGCAGGATATACAGAATCTTATAAAAAGGCTGAAGCAGGTTCTAGAGATGTAGGTGGAGCTAATTATACTGGTGGTGGTGCTACTACTAATCAAGAAGATAAGACTGAATATAGTGAGACTACAGGTAGAGAAATAGGTCAAGCTTTATATAGTTTCTTACCTCCAGAAGTTTTAGATGAATTTGCTTCTCAATGGGCTAAGAGTGGTGATGCAGATGTTGCAATAGGTGCTACTAGACAAACAAAAGCTTGGAAAGATAATTACTCACATTTATTAAGAAAAGATGGAAGTCTAGTGATGTCAGAATTAGCAGCTGAAAGTACAATAGCTACTTATAAAGCAACATTAGCTGAAGTTGGTATAGCAGACTTTACTGATTTTGAAGATGAGTTTAAACAAATGGTTGGTGGTCACGAAACTGGAGACCCTGTATCAGGAGATGAATTTCAACAACGTGTAGATTTAGTTTGGTCAGGTGTTAAAAATCAAATACCAGAAGTAGAAAAATTATTTAGAGAAAAATATGGTATTAATGTTGATGCTCCTACAATATTTGGTGCTTTAGTAAATGATAAAATACAAGATAAAGTATTAAAAGGAGATATAGCAACATTACAATTACAAGCTGAAGCTTCATCAAGAGGATTTACTACAACATTTGCTAGATTTCAGGAACTTCAAAATCTTGGATTAACTCAACAACAAGCTTCAGGTTTATATGAAGCAGCTGGTGGAATTATAGAACAAGCTAGAACTGTTGGTAGAACATTAGATATTAGTACATTAGAAGAAGCAGCTACAGGTGATATAGATGCGTCTAAAAAATTAGGATTAATAGCAGCAGAAGCAGCATCTATGTCTAGTGTAGGAACCGGAGCTGCTAAAAAAGATGGAAAAGTAAGTGGACTTATTGAAACATAGTGTATAATAAGTTTATGCGTTGCGTGGTCCGCTAAAATAGACCTGCAATCAGCTTTCAAAGCCTACGTAGAAAGCTTGTATAAAAACCGTAGAGTAAGGACTTAGGGATTAGTTACCCAGCCCGAAAGTCAAGTGTGAAGGGTAACACCGCGGCTAGGTTCCACAGGCTTAGTCTGATAGGTAAACACTGTGAGGAGGTACGATATGGAAGAATTTGAAGCACCAGAGAGTTCTGGAGCTAAGGCAATGCGTGAGACCATTGATAGAAAGAGTGAAGAGAACGCTAAATTACATGCGGAATTAGAAGCTCTTAAGACTGAGAAGATGGATGGAATATTTCATCAGATGGGTCTTGATACATCAAAAGGTTTCGGTAAAGCCCTAAAGCAAGTGTATGATGGAGAAGCTAATTTAGAAGCAGTCTCCGAGTTTGCAAAAGCCGAGTATGGTTACGAGGCAGGCAATGTGGCACAAGAGGAAGTCACACCCCCTGTTGAAGAACAACCTGTAACGGACGATGCTAGAGCTAGAGTTGCAGCACTTGATGCAAATTCACAAAGTGACGTACCAGAAGATGTTCTAAGTCAACTACAGGATATCGTTGCAAAAGGTAGCCCTAAAGATGCTATCACTGCAAAGCTTACTCTTATGGAAAACGAAAAGAACGCTTCACAATAAATTAAGTACAAGCTAAACAACTAAATACGGAGGTATTAATATGGGTGCAATTTCACTCACAGGTAATGCAATTTATTCGCAAAATATTAACAATTTTGCTGGTGAATTATTTCGTGTTGGTGGTCAAAGGACTCCCTTCCTCTCCGCAATCGGTGGTTTAAATGGTGGTAAAGTTATACAATCAACTTTCTGGCAAATTCAGGTAGCTGATAGTGCAACAATTTCATCTGAACCTACAAAAGTTAAAGAAGGCGATGGCCCTTCAGAATACTTAGGTAGAGACAGAGTTGCATTTACAGGTGTTACTCAGATTTTCCACAAAGGTGTAAAGATGACTTATACCTCTATGGCAACTTATCAACATCAAAATCCATTTGATTTATCAGCTAACGCTGCTAATTTCTCAGATGGTGCTGGTGCCAATACAGCAGGAGATAAACTATCAATTGCTGGTGGTAATCCAATTGTTGATGAGTTCTCAGAGCAATTAACTTTAGCTCTTGAGAAGTTAGCAAGAGAAGTAGAATGGTTCGCATTTAACGGAACATTTGCTGATGGTGCTAACACAACCCCTGGTGATGGAACGAGAGAGATGCGTGGTTTGTATGAGTATCTACAGTTAAACAAGAATGCTAGCAATACTGCAGCTTCTGTTGCTAACGGTGGTAATGCTTATTACAACGACACAGACGGAGACGACACAGGAACAAGACAAAAGATGACATGGGACACAGTCGCTGGCATCATGAAAAGAATGTATGATGCTCAGGCACCAATGATTCAACCAGTTCTTGTTGTGACTCCAGGGCAACTTCTTTCTCTTAACAAAGAGTTAGTAGAAGCCACAAGTCCTGCAACTGCAATGAATGCAGCTATTATCCCTAGAGATAGGAATGTTGCTGGTGTTGATATAGACACAATCGTTACTCCTTTTGGAGCAATTGGATTGATGGTTATCGACCCTAACATTATGCCTAACTCTAAAGGTGCAGCATTCTTGCTTGACTTTGCTTTCATACAACCAGTGTTCACAAATATCCCAGGATATGGAACAGTGTTTGTTAGAGACTTAGACCAATCCGATGCAGCAATGGTTGGAAAGGCAGTATATATGGAGATGGGAATTGATTTCGGTCCTCCAGGATATCACTGCGTTGTCCACAACGTTACACAGGAATAAAATTAAACAGAACTTTGGGAGTAGCTCCACCTGCTCCCTTTGTTCTGCTAAGATAATAAGGATTAGAAGAAAGATTTTATGGCTAATAAAATACAAAATGTAAAGTATACAGGTAGTGCAACAGCATCACCGTCAATTGACTTACACTCTAAATTAGTATGTGGTTTTTTACCAGGTGCTGATTGGAATGGTACAACTATTACTTTCAAGTGGTCTTCAGATGGAGCAGCTTGGAAAGATGTAAAAGAAACTGATGGTACTGCAGTAAGTTATACAGTTGCTGCTGATGATGTAACAAGAGTTGACCCTAGTGGTTGGGCTTTTGCATCAGGAGGATATTTACAAATAATATCTGGCTCTACTGAAGATACTAGCTCAGAAATAAAAGTTTTATTAAGAAGTAGTTAGGATACCAATGAGTAATATTGGTAAACTGGTTGATAGAGTTTATAGAGAATATCTTGAACCTATGGACGACTTAGTAAGCTATACAACTTTAAGTACAGGTGTAAACGATTCAATAACAAGTATTGTTTTTGATGGTGATATGTTATCTATTGAAGAAGAAGATGCTTTAGATAAAGGTACAGTAATAGAAATAAATCAAGAGTTAATGATTTGTACAGATTTAAATGCTGTTACAAATACAATAACTGTTAAAAGAGGTGTTAAAGGAACATCAGCAGCTGCACATACTGCAGGAGATTTAATTAAAATATCTCCACCTTTTGCTAGAAAAAATGTTTTTGATGCAGTATGTGACCAAATAAAAAATTTATATCCAACACTATTTGCTGTAGAAACAGTACAAACTACAAGTGGAACTGGTTATTCCTTACTTGGAACTTATAGCTCTCCAGGTACAAATAATTATTTAGTAGCTCCAATAAAAGCTATATCTCAATATACAGATTGGTCTTCAGGCACAGACCAAACAGGCTTAACGTATAAAGGTGTTGCTGTAGAAATGATTGATTTACCTAATCCTTTTACTTATACAGACGATACAGGTACAGAAAGAACAATAACTTATACAACAGGACCAGATGTAGTACATGCTTTACAGTTTGCTGGTATAGCTTCTGGACATACAGTTTATGTAACATTTAAAAAGAAATTTATAGAACCAACTTCAGAAGATAACACAATAGCAAATGTTGGTTTAGAACCAGAATGGGAACCTATTATTATGGCAGGTGTTGCTGCTCATGTGTTATCTGGTAGAGATATTCCTACTTCTACAGCAGACTATATATCTGACCAATTATCAATTGCTACATATCCTGTAGGTTCATCATCAAATATAAGAAGTGGTTTATTATCATATCAAAATACATTACTAGAACAAGCAAGAAAAGATTTAAGAGCTAGATTTCCAGAACCAGTACAGTTAAATAGTATTAATTATCCGAGCTAATGCCTAGAGTAGCTACAACTATCAATATAAGTAATCCAAAAAGATATGGGTATGATTTAAGATTAGATGATATATTATTAAGAACTGCCGTTGGTGGCGATAGAAATATGGTTATTCAATCTACTGATGTTACGGAACAAGGAATAAATGTAAAACAAAATGCAGAAGATTTTACTACAGGTATTGGTCGTATTTTTTCAAGAAATGATTTTAGTGGTGGTTCTAATTTAGCGACAGCACATAGGGCTGATGGTACGGAAAAAGATATTAAAAGATTTTGGGATAGTAAAGGGGTAGATGTTTTTGATAGTGATTTAGGAACTTCTTATTCTGTTAGTTTATTACACACAACAACAAATACTCAGTCATTAAGTTCTACTGATGAAGATAATTCCATGGCTGTAGTTGGTACTACTATTTATGTAGCAGACGATGAAACATTATGGAAGTCTACAGATGGTGGTGCTAGTTTTGGTACACAAACAGAGGGATTAACAGCAGGATATAATATAAAAGGATTAGCAGCACATGGAGATTTACTTTATATTACTGCTAATAATGGTTCTGCTGGAGAGATAGAAAAATTACAAAGTGACGGAACATCTACACAAATGTTATCTGCTGCTGTATATGATAAGATATGGTCAGTTAAAGGAAAATTTTTAATAACTATTGGTAGTGCAATACATCAATATGATGGAGCTTCAACTGTAGGTTCTGCAATAATTACATTACCTTCAGGTCAAACTTTTACAGATGTATGTGATGCAGGTGCTGTAGTTTTAGCAACTGCTAGTGATGGTAATATCTATTCCCTTAAAGATATAACAGGTACTTTTACTGTTAAAGGTCAAACAGAGATTACAGGTGAATCTCCAACTTGTATAGTTGAATCACAGGGTATAATTTTTTATGGAACTAAATCTACACAAATAACAGGTAATAAAGTTATTGGAAGATTATACCGTGCAGATTTAACTGTAGCTGATGACTTTTATGTATTAGCAAATAATCAATTAATAAAACAATGGGACGAAGCTGCTATTGATAATGCACCTTATACTCTATATACAACAAGAGATTCTGTTTATTGTGGAATAAAAGAATCAGGTAGTACAACATATCTATGGAGATATTATTTACCTACTGCAGGTATAGCAAGATATTGGGAAGCTAATGCAGGTGGTATTGTTCATGGAATATGTGAAGTAAATGAAAAGTTTTCTTTTCTTGTAGATGGAAGTGGAGTATATACACAATCATCTGTATATGAAGCATCAGGTTATTTAGTATTACCTGCTGCAGATTTTTATACAGCAGAATCTAAACAATGGGTTGGTGTAGAAGTATCTACAGAATCTTTACCTGCTAATACAGAGGTATCAGTATCTTACTCAACAAAGTTTGAAGCTCTTAATGATTCTTCAGATAGTTCTTATGTGACAGCCTTTACACAACAAGGTGGTGCAGGTGATAATGAAGTACAGGTAGAAGAAGTTTCAAGGTATCTTGTTGGTAAAATAACATTAACTACTACTAATACATCTAACACTCCTAAAGTTAAATCAGTTCAATTTAGAGCATTGCCTAGACCTGAAACAGTAGTAGCTCAAATACCTATAAATATATCAGATAGAGTAAATAGACCTGGAAGAAAACCTATTAAGGTTAAAGGATTAGGAGATGCTTTATACAATACTTTAAGAGATAAAGAAGGTGATGCTGTAACTTTAGAAATCTATGACCCTAATGAAATAATCAGAGGTGTTGTAGAAAGAATAAGTTATCCTGTACAATCCAATACAGAAGTAGGAAGTGTAGTACAATATGCTATAATTACAGTGCGTGGTACTAGGCAGAATGTTGTTACAGATGTAACATCTACAGAAGTGTTTGGTATAAACGCATTAGGATTAATAAGATTTGGAGCATAGATGACAGACCAAGAAGTAAAATTTTCTAACTTTTATGAGAGTACATTAAATGGTGTATTAGCATCAGGTGCAGATTCTGCAACAATAACAGCAGCACCGACTTCTAACGGAACATCTAATATTGCAGCTCCGTATTATTTAGTTGTTGACCCTGACAATGCTTCTCAAAGAGAAGTTATATTAGTAACTGGAGCATCAGGAACTTCATTATCTGCAATTACTAGAGATGTAGAAGGAAGATATACATCAGACCCTACACATGCAGATGGAACTGTAGTTCGTATGGCTGTTGTAAAAGAAATGTTTGAAGATATACATGACAGAGTAGATGTTAATGATGCAGGTTTTGTTTTGGAAGATGGTGATGGAACAGAACAAGCCATTGTTCCTGGAAAAGAAGTTAAATTTGTAGAAGCTGCTAATGGAACAATAGATATAAACTGGACAGATGTATCAGATGGTTCAGATGCAGACCCTTATGATTTAACCTTTTCTGTAAATATAAATGGTGCAACAGATGGTACAGGTATAACTGTAGATGGTGCAAACGATTTAATATTACTTTATGATAATGATGCAGCAGCAATTAAGAAAGTTAAGACAAGTCAAATTGCAACTCCTGCTGATATACACGGACTTCTATTAATAGGTTGTTAAAATGAGTATGTTAATAATGCTCAAAGAGGGTGGAAAAATAGTATTAGAAGCTACAGGTAATACTAAGTTAGATGAAGATTTAGATTTAGCATTAAATGAAGCAGGTTCATCACTTAACTTTAATTTAAGATGGATGTTATGGAATCCACAATATAAATTACAATATAGTGTAAGTACCGATGAATTGCTTTTGGTTGGTGTATAATATACAATGAAGTATTCGATAATTATGGAGACAAATAATGGCAAACGCTTATAAAGTCATAGGACAAGTAGCAGATGCAAGTGCTGGTAATGTTCCTTTAGTTGCAGACCAAAATGGTGAAACAATAATTTCTACTATTGTAGTTTGTAACAGAGAGGCATCAGAAAATACTTTTAAACTAGCTGTAAGACCAGGTGGTGCTACATTAGCAAACGAACATTACATTTCTTTTGATGTTCCTGTACCTGCTAATGACACAATCTTTCTTACATTAGGTTTAACACTTGCAGATAATGACATCATTACTTGTGGTGCATCTGATGCAAATGTAAGTTTTAGTGCATTCGGTACAGTAATAACTTAGGAGATTAAATGTCAGTAAAAAGTTCAAGAGGACAAACAATAATGGGTGGTGGTTTTCGTAACCTTACTGCTGCTAATGAATATGGTGGTGGTTTTAAAGCTATTGGTGGTGACACCGTAGTTGAAGATGATGGTTATATGGTCCATACATTTAATGCTTCAGGTACATTTAAAATATTTTATGGTAAAAGAGAAGTCCAATGGTTAGTTGTCGCTGGTGGTGGACAAGGTGGCGGTGCTACTGAAGGTAATAGATGGGGTGGAGGAGGTGGAGCTGGAGGCTTTAGAACAGCTACTTCAACACCTTTAGGTACAGGTGATTACACTATTACAGTTGGTGGTGGTGCAAACTCTTGGACAGGTGCTACTTCTCCTTCAGGTTCTGTAAGCCAATTTGGTTCTGTTGCTCAATCATCAGGTGGTGGCGGAGCTGCAGGAGGCTTTAATACATCAGGTGGCGGTCAAAACGGTGGCTCAGGTGGAGGTCGCTCTTCAACTAATGGTAGTAGTGGCTCAGGTAATGCAGGTGGATATTCTCCTGCTGAAGGCACTGACGGAAATGCATCAGGTGGAGGAGGAGCAACACAAGTTGGAGGAAATGATGATAGTGGAGGTACAACAACTAATGGTGGACAAGGTACTGCATCTAGTATAACTGGCTCATCTGTTTATTATGCAGGTGGTGGTGGTCGTGGTCAACAAACAGCTACGCTTGGTGGCGAAGGTGGCGGTGGAGATGGTCAAGGCGGCGGAGGAGCCGGAGCTGGTCAAGCTGGAACTGCTAATAAAGGTGGTGGCGGAGGAGGAGCATACTCTTTCGCAGGAAACCATGGTGGTGGTGCAGGCGGCTCTGGTGTAGTTATATTAAGGTATAGGAAGTAATGGCACACTTTGCAAAAGTACATAAAGAAACAAAAGAAGTTTTACAAGTAGTTGTTATAGGAAATGATATTGTAGACCCTGAAGAAACAGGAACAGACAACGAAGCATTAGGTATAGCTAAATGTCAAGAACTTTGGGGTGATGGAGTTGATTATGTTCAATGTTCTTACAATAACAATATAAGAGCGCAATTTCCTGGTATAGGTGGTTTTTATGATGAAGCAAATGATATTTTTAAAGAACCGCAACCATTTCCTAGCTGGACAACTTTAAATACTACAACAGGAACATACGAACCTCCTATTGCACATCCTACTAATTATACTGACCCTGATGGTAATTGGCATTGGGATGAAGTAGCATATCAAAATGATACAGCAGACCCAAAAACAAAAGGTTGGGTAGAAGCTATCGCACAAATACCTGAATAAGGTATGTTTATATCTGAATAAGGTATAATAAATTATGGTGGAAATTAAACTAGCAACAGCTAATGAACTAGCTGCATTAGATAAGACAATACATCCTCAACCTGCTAAAAACTTTATACCTTCATGGTTTAAAGATATGCCTGTAAAAGTACCTTTAGAAAATTCAGATTATAAAAGTGACCTTATGCCTTATGATAGAACTGTAAAAGCATGCCCATCTATGCATGATGTATTTCATAGTGGAGTTGTATTTGTATCACCATGTGATGTACATTTATCAGTAATTAAAAATGAATTTACAGGTTTATATGATTGTACATGGCATACACCAAGTAAAGATTACAGTATAGAATTACACAAACATAATCAAATGGCAGACCATATTCCAGGAAGCGGTATAAAAGCAGTATTTAAATTTGTTTATCCATTTAGTATGTATGCACCAAAAGGTTACAGTGTATATCAAATGCCTATGGTATATCATTATGAACAAATGAAAGACTGGTACTGTCCATATGGGATAGTAGATGTAGATAGACATCACGAACTTAATCCACAAATTATGTATATTAGCGATAAACCTGAAATAATTATTAAAAAAGGTACTCCAATATGTTATTATGTTCCATTTAAAAGAGAAGATTATAAATATAATATAGTTGAATGGAATGATGATTTAAGAAAAAAATCTCTTCTATCTAGGGGTAATGTATTTACACACTTTAAGAATGGTTATTTAAAATCAAAAAAAACTGGTTCAGATTATAAATGAAATTAGCAATTATAGGAAAGGGAACTGCAGGTGCATTAGCACTAAATCACTTTACAAGTTATACAGATTGGGAAATAGATTTATATTATGACAGTTCTATAAAAGAACAAACAGTAGGAGAAGGTACTACATTAGACATACCTAGAAATTTACAAGACACTTTAGGTGTCACTTGGGAAGATATAAGAAAATTAAATGGTTCAGTTAAAACAGGAATACAATACAATGATTGGTCACCAACTGATTACTTTCATGGGTTTCCTATACCTTTAGCGTCCATACATATTGATGCTGTTAAATTACAAGAATATTTAATTGATAAAAATCCTTGTAATCTTATAGATAAAAAAGTAAATATAGAAGATATAGATGCAGACTATATTATGAATTGTAGTGGTACACCAAAAGATTTTAAAAATTACGAAGTAACAGATAAAATAAATGTTAATTCTGTATGTTTAATGCAGTTTGAACCAATAGATAATTTTGATTATACAATAGCACAAGCTATGCCTAATGGTTGGATGTTTGGAATACCTTTAGGTAATAGAACATCTTTTGGATATTTATATAATAAAGATATATCACCTAGACAAATTGTTCAATTAGAAATGATTGAACATTTAAATAAACTAGGGTATAAAAATCCTATAATAGAAAATCAATTTGAATTTAAAAATTATTTTAAAAAAGAAAATTATACAGATAAATATTCTTACAATGGAAATGCTTCTTTCTTTTTAGAACCTTTAGAAGCAACAAGTTTAGCTATGGTTAATAATATAAATAGACATACTTGGGATTTATTACATCATAATATAACTGCTAAACAAGCTAATCAGCTTTATAAAGAATATATGTATGAAATAATGGTAGTAATTAATCTTCATTATCTTAATCCAAAACATCAAAGTGATTTTTGGGATAATGCTAAAAAGAATAGTCAATGGGTATTTAGACATGATGGGTTTAAAAATATTCTTAAAAATTTAGATACTGTAGATTATTTTGTGAATGATTTTGGTACATGGACTAAAGATAGTTTTATACAAAACATTGAAGGTTTATCATTAAATTTGTAGCATTAAACGAACAGCTAAAAAATTATCCAATTCAAAAATATTCTAAAGTAATTGATTGGTTTAAAAATATTCCTAAAGATATAAATGGTCTAAAAACTGCAAGAACTTGTCCAGGAATAGGAGAATATCTATCTATGTCTTATGCTTTATTATGGAATTTTGATTTAAAAATAGCCGTAACAGATTTTAATTTTCAACATGGAGGTGTAGGTTTACCAGTAAAAGATATAACTTGGTTTGAATCTAGCCAATATGGTGTTCATACACCTGATTCAAATAAAAAAAATAATATGTTAATTAAAATAGAGACTTTATGGGAAATCTATGGTGAAGGTAAGATGTTAACTGTAGACCCTTTTTATAATTACGAATCTAGTTATAGAACTGTACCTGGAATTGTAGACCCTAAGAAATCTAGCAGTATAAATGTTTTATTAGAACCATACAATGACATAATATCAATAAATAAAGGTGATGTTGCTTGTTTGTTTATACCATTAAACTCTGAACCTATAGAAGTTGTGCTATAATGTCTCATCATGAAAGTATGGATTGACCAAGACCTTTGTACAGGTGATGGTATATGTCAAGAAATATCCCCAGATGTATTTATTGGTTTAGATGATGGATTATTTTATGTTAAAGATGGAGATAAAATCTATGCTGAAGCAGAAGGTAATGAAGAAGGTGCTAAAGGTTTAGCCACAGTTCCTAAAGGGGAAGAACCTGCAGTAATAGAAGCAGCAGAGGAATGTCCTGGCGAATGTATAATGATAGAACCTGACTAAATTTATGCTATAATATCTCATCATGGATTATTTAATAGGATTTTTACTAGGTTATTATGCTCGTATATTTTTTAATTGGCTAAAAGAATTAGGAAAAGTTAAATTACCTGATGACTATGTGAAAGAAGATTGGGATTGGCTATCCACAGATGACATCCAATAATGGTTACACAAACAAAGAAATGCTCCACATCATTAAAGAGGATGTCCAAAACCTGCATGAGAGGATTGATTATCTTCACGAGAAAATAAATAAATCTCCTACAAGAGCTGAAATTGTTGGCTGGTTAGTTGGATTAAGTAGCACAGCAGCGTTTTTAAATACTATAATGTAACTTATGAAAGCACAAGTAAACTTAGGACAAATACTACAAGGTGGATTAGCAGCTTTAGTTGGTTGGCTATTTAAAACAGTTAATGATTTACAACAAGAAGTAGCTACATTAAAGGCACAAGTTGCTGCATATCAAGATAGTATTAGTGGATTTAATCAAAATTTATTAGTAATAGAAGAAGTTATTAGAGAGATATTATTTAAGGTAGGTGGCTAATGGACTGTTGTGGTAGCTGTAACTGTGGGGGTTAAATACTATTACGCTGTAGAAATACTTAGAGTAGTTGATGGAGATACAGTTGATTGTAGAATTGATTTGGGTTTTGATGTGTGGCATAAATGTCGTGTACGACTTATGGGCATCAACGCTCCTGAGTCTAGAACCCGTGATAAAGAAGAAAAGGTCAGAGGGTTGGCTGCAAAAGAATGGTTATCTAAAGAATTTTATGATGCAGTAGACCCTATAGAATTACAGTCACATGGTAAGGGTAAGTTTGGTAGAATACTTGGTGAGTTTTTTATAAACGGTATAAACATAAATCAATCGATGATAGACAACGGTCATGCGGTGGAGTATCACGGAGGAAAGAGATGAGATGCTTCACAAGTTTAATAAAGCGGTACGATTATTTATAGTACTATTCTTAGTACTTCCTCCTATACCTGTTTATGCTGATGAAACAACTGTAACTGAGGGCTTTGATAACCAACAAATTAATGAAGATATTACTTTCGTTTATGGCGGTAGTGATACTACTGTTGCTGCCGAAGCTGATTGCAATAACAGTCAAGCACCTGGAAGCATCAACATTGAGGATATGGATTGCCACGGAGGAAGTCCATATTTTGGAAGTGATAGATACCAAATTGGATTACGTAGTTCAACAGATGCACTTACTATTGCATTCCCTAACTCAGAAACTAAACCAGTTACTGAAGTAGGTTTTATAGTAATGGCTGTAGATGAAGCTAATACAGGAACTATATATTATGATGATTCAACTTCAGCAACATTTAATATTGCAACTAATGACGGCAATAATCCTAATCAAATTACCTTAACTTCACCAACAGGTACAACTATCAATGAGATAGTGATACCAGGAGCTTCAGATAACTTACAAGATTGGTGGTTAATAGATAATGTATATTATAAATATACTGCTGTAACTCCTACTACTACCACAACTACAACAACTACCACTACCACTACTACAACTGTTCCACCTCCACCGCCTCCTCCAACTACTACGACTACAACGCTTCCTCCTGTAATTACAGTTATTATGGATGATGGAAC